TTTTAACCGTTACCTATGGCGAGTCACAATGACTGTAGTAAAAAAATGCCTAACACAACTAAATTTCAACTAGTCTTCTTCTGATGCCCAATCACCTATCTCCTGTCCCCATAGTTCAAACATTTCTTCCTCTCCTAGATAACTTTCTAGCTTCTCTACTGTATCTAACTCTTTATTCATCTCAGTGTCACCTTCTGTAATGTTCAATCCAAAGTTTTCTATTGTGAGGTTCTGACTCATTGGTGTAGATAAATCGACCCCAATCCTTTCTTCCATCTTCTCAATCGCACTAGAGAAATGTCCCATAAAAGAGAAATATTCTTTATTCAATTCCTCAAAGAGTATTGACAATGTTTCATCACTCTGCAACGAATCAGAGATTCTTTTCATGTCAATTTCTTCTTCTTGAGACCCTATATTGTTCCAATATCGCTCAAATTCTTCTTTTGTGACACCTATGAAATTGGGTTCTTTATAAAATGAGCTAGAGATCAACATTATCCTGTTGATGTAAAGCTTATAATGTAATATGTTGTTCCTTGTTGTTTTATCCTTGTGATTTAATATTGATTTCCTCTTCATGTTATCCATATTGGCAACACATAACAACCCTTCAATTATCCTTCCTGTCTTAAAAGACAATACTGCTTTTGATGCTATCTCAAAGGAAGAATTTATTGTTCTATGCATTGCTTTGTTAAATTTTCTAACGTTTATTGACTCAACTAATAGTTCTGAATCCACTGATATCTCATTTCCAGACATCTGCAATATTAACTTCCAACATTCTATAGACATCCTTTTATTTGTCTTAATAGACACTATGTCCTCAATAAACTCTACTAACTCGTCAGTTGACATGTTTGTCACTCCTTTTACAATTCCCAAGGAAGTATTCCTCAATATTTTGCTATCCACTTCAATTGTCAACTCATTTTTTGTTCTTATTCTTCTACTCAATTCAACAAGGTTCCTAGGCAGATGATCATTTTCTTCACTAGGGCCTCTCGTCACTAACCTTTCTTGCACCAGCTTCACTTTCCCTTTGTATCTGTTGATTATCTTTTCAGAAGCATACACCAATATGTTGTCTACTAAATCATCCTTGCATTTTATCCTATCTCGCATATCCTCATTTATGTGTATATAATCAGGTTCAGTTTCTAACAACATCTCAGAAAGAACACCATCACTTATCACTTCTTGAGTTTGATCTTGCACTAACTTAGGGGGAATTGATATCACTTTGTTCAAGCTTACTTTACTGACAGCATTGATCAGTGCTGAAGAAAGGAGTGATCTAGTGTAACCAAAAGATGATTTTGTCCATTTATCTATCATAACGTGCTCTTTCCCTTTGCTAAAGTTAATTGAAAGGAAAACATAGCCCGGTGAATCCAGCTCGGGTATAAAAACTTTTAATTCATATCCCACCATCTCTTTTATAATCTCATTGTTTAAGAACTTATTCAATCCATTTAGCCTCAAGATGATCTTTTTCTTTCCAATCTTGGCATCACCTATGATGTTTGATAGGCAATCCTCCTTCTCTGTTATATGTGACATATCTAGTAAAATTATGGAATGATCGAAATACGGAAGATAATCAGAAGGCCGAAAACAGTTGAATTTAGTTTTCTTACTAGTCATTCCCGGTATCCTCATAGCAAGGTTGTAGCCATCCTCTCTAGACAATGTTGTATGTTTTATGTTCAATTCCATCATAGCTAAATGGAAGTCCCCTCTACCTCCACACAACTCAATGATGTTGTCTTGTGATTCTATGAACCCATTCCCAACTAACACCTCAAGAAGACCTTTTGCACTAGGATATACTGCTGACATTGTTGGTGAAGACAATTTTTCAGGGCTAGTAACAAGAGAGCAAGCAGTTTCAAACCCCTTCAATGAAGATTCTATCCCTAAGTGATCCACTAGATCCTCCCACTTGATGTCCAGCTCATTAAAAGACACTTTACCGTAGTTCACTCCTTCCTTTTTTCTTGTTGTTGACTGGTGTATTTTGAGGTAATATGAACCCAGCCTCATTTGTTCAAAATTTAGCAATGAGATGTCATCACACAAGATGCTTGCTTCCTTGTGTATGTCACCATATGTGTAGCCCAAAGTGGGAAAGGAATTCACAATCATTTCTGTTATCCTCTTGTCTTTTATGTAAAATTGGCAATTTCCTTTCCTTATTTTTTCAAAATTTACCTTACTATTCATTATGGTTCTGACTTTGTCAACATTAAGCCTCATTAGACCATTGTTAATTTCTACCATCCTGTAAGAGAGAGAGGTTGACAATATAAACAATCTCATGAGCGCACATTTAAATTTACTAGAATAGCCATATTTCACCATCTCTGTTGTCCAAATTTCACCTGTTTTTGAATTCTCATTAACTTTAAATAATTCTTCATACAGCAATCCTCTTATCACTGATCTTGAGGGTGTTTCGTTGCCTATTATGTTTAATGACTTATAATATCGATAAAAGTCATCAAAGAACTTTTCCCTCCCTCCATCTAATGACTCTTTTGACACTAAACCTGAAAAATTTCATCAGAAACTAATTCAGGACTCAGTATCATTTGATCTAACATGTATGCATGCACCGCCCTAAATGAACTCTCTTTCTCGACAAAGTGAAACCTAGTAGTAGAAGTGTGACTTATAAATTTGTTGTCTATATCTTCTTCTCCTTCTACAAAAGTTGAATAATTGTAATACATTTTTCCCTTATTTTTTATTCTCTCTTTAGAAGTTATATTGTACAAGTGAGGGAGGGGAGAAATATCATTTAACCCCCTCAATTTGAAGCTAACATCCTTTATATTGCTCACAATATCTGTTGACAGAGTCAATGGCTTTATCTTCCAAGGTTCAGGTTGTAAGAGAGAAAGGCAAACCTTTATGTAGATCATCAGGTACTGTACATTTAGGTTATTGTCAACTCCTCCTGTTTTTGATAATAATTGGTCGACACCAGTTATATCGTAATTTCCTGTTATTAGATTAGAAGACATATCACCAGTTTTTGGATTAAATCCTCCTGCAGAAGCTCTATGAAAATATCTCCCACCTTTTGGGCACACGACATGAGGCTCCATATCTTCATATTTTGCATCTGTGAATGTTTTTAGAGTTTCATCACACAACTTTATCAATCTAATCTTGTCTTCTTTTCCCATGTTATCTGAAAATTTCTCTTGTTCCATCATTATCCATTTAACATACCTAACTAAATCATATGCTTTGAAAATTAATTTATGTTCAAACATTCCTTCGATTCCTATCTCTCTGTCAAACTTCGCTGAATTCATAAATGTCCTTTGTGGTGAGTGAAGCTTTCTTCCTTTTTCAGTAAGGACAGTATTTCCTTTGAATATTGGCTGTATCATCGTTTTATATTCTGAATAAAAAACCTTTCCCATTATTGGTATTTCTTCGATAGATATGAACCTGATATCAACAGTGTTACCATTCCTGAACTTCTTCTGTTTGATATCTCTTTCATAGATTAGCTCATCATAATTAAACACACTACTGTTGTTTCTCTTTACAAGGACTCTGTGATTTTTTGACCAGGCATCGTTTATTATCTTCATCATCTTTCTCCCCCCTAAAAGCATTTTCATTGTTGCTGCATTGTCTATTTTTGACACTACTTCATCAACATAAGAAAACAAACTGGATTCATAGAATTTGCTAACTATTCTTGAAGAAAAACAATTTGAAAATGTGATCACTAGCTTTTCTCTGTATTCGTCTTCTTCTTCCTTTGAGTACATGTTAAGGAATTTTAACAATTCAGGGTTTTTTACCCTTCTCGGTAGCATCTTTTTTATCTCTGGTTTCAAAAGTAATGCAGTATCTTTTCTCCCTCCAACCAGTGGGAATGAGTTCTCTATATAAGATGAAGCACTTCCTGAGATGTTCACAAAACTACCTAAGATCGAAACCATCTTACTGCTTAATATCCCTTGCAAGTAACTCAGTCTCTTTATGTTTGATAAACTGAACCCTGAAATATGAACATCAGGCATAGGAGTCAATGCAAAACCATAAGTAGTGTAAGGACCATACATCAGCATAAGATAGGCATCTAATATGTTTTTATTTTTTATGTGGAATTGGTAAAATTCAATGTTTCTGGATCTTGGAGCAGGAATAAAAGGCTTAGAATGTATGTTGGAAGACATCGACCTTACTGCCATTTTAACACTAATTTCATAATCATTAATGCTTGATAAGTAACGTTTATCCAAGTCTTCTTCAACAATCTTCTCAAGGTACCTTCTCATCGGGCTCGCTAGTAACTTGGCAATCCTTATGTTTCTCATCAAAGTTTGACACATTATATCTGTAGACCTAGAACAGCTCGAAGTGTAACCTGAATCAATTAGCTTTGCTGATTCCAGTTCATCATATAACAATTTGGGACCATTAGGACTGATTGACATCATCTTTTTCAAGGTCATTTCTACAGGTTCACCTTTATAGTAATGTTCTTTGAGCATAGAACATCTACCGTTGGTCACTTGGGTCTGTGACAATTTCACTATCAACCCCATATTTTCACCAAATCTTTGGACATTCCTTACTATATCATTTAATTTACTTACAGTCATGTTTGCTTGTGTGAACACACCACATGAATCGTCAGAGTAAGTCGTCCCTAAATAATCTTTCACTCCCAATTGGTTGAACATGTCATCTAACATAAGCTGTGATTGTATCCCCCAAAGGCCTCCCAACCATCCCTCAATTGCTCCTAATTGGCCTTGTGAGTAATAAATATAATCGCTCCAAGAGTCTTCTACTATTACATGAATATTTGAGAATACATAGGAAAGTGAGGTCAATTCTTCAAATTCTGCAGAACCTTCAAAATACCCATACATATTAGCTACCTCTTCTAACAAGAAATTTGTATTCTCAGGCCTCTGAGAAGTATTATGACCGGAATAATCTAAGAACATAGAATAAGCGTTCGGTGATAACAATTTCTCTGACATTTTATACATTATATCTCTACGTTCATCGTCAGTCATTGTCATCATTTGTCCTGGCAACAATTTCATTGCTCTTTTTATCATCTCCATCGTAGAACTTATCCACAATTTCAGTTTGAATGATGCAATTCCATAAAATCTGGCTGATGTTTTCTGTTCCCTCTCTTTCTCTGATAACCTCACCATAAAATATTTCCTGATATCATGCTTTTTCAATTCTTTCCTATGGATCACTGTCACTTTTCTTTCTCTGGACTTGTACATCGACTTGTCGATTCCCATTGGTTCTTTGAATACTTCTTTCATGTCATTATTTATGTAATAACTTATTTCTTTCTCTGAATTATTGTTTATGTCATATTCTTCCTTAGAACAGGCTTTATCTATTATTCTCGATTGAAGGTTCATTTCGTTGCCTGAGTCCAAAAACTTTCCTAATTTGACATCATCATACCTGCTAACTTCTGAAATTAATTGCCCAATGTAGTTACCACCTGCAGCCTTCATCTCTAGTTGTGCGCCTAGATCTTCTGGAACAGAAACCAACGCAGGAACTCTACCATGCTTCTGGATGTAGGACAAAATCACTTTCTGTCTAAAAAGGGACCTGAGCCTTTTTATAGTGTCTTTATTCACGGGATTGTCACGATTAGTCCTCTGTGTATATTTACTAATCCCTTTCCCTGGATTAGTACTTGCTAGCACCAATGTTTTTCCTATGGATGACATCTTTATGCATGTCTCAGGCATTGAAGAAGAACAAATTCTAACAATGTCGTCAGTTAATGATGCTGAAACACTAATACTTTCTATTAGATTATCCAATAATGGCATGCTTGCTGAAAGTGTTTTGTGATCTGACATCAGTAGACAAGTGGTCTCATACAAGGATCCCATCCCGATCCGCACTTCTTCATCCTTATCTAACAAACTTACATAATAATCTAGAAAGCACTTTTCTTCTGGTTTTAAGAAGCTCCTCAGCAGGCTTAATGAGAACAGATTATCAGCAACATACATGCTATATTGTATCATCTCAGGTCTTCCGATACTTATTGTGTCTTCATCACTCCAAAAATAACCACAGATAGTTGCTGACAAGAATATTTTCAACGAAAGTTGAGATCCTTCAAATTCAATATTGCTCATAGAAGCTCCAACTTCAAAGTACCTGGTATTTATCCTCTTACCTTCGTAATGATCAACCGAATCATCCAATTCTTTCTTGTTTTGTTTAGCACTTGCTTTCATCATAATGTTTTTATTCAAATGTTCAAAGAGATCTAGAACCCAGTAGTTCTTTGCCCCATCTGATGTAATTTCATAATCTTCTTTCTCATACTTCATTGTTCCTAAGATTGATTTTTCAATAGCAGTGATTTCATGTTTCATTAGCTTGTCTGCAAACTTTGACATAACTGCACTCTCAGCTGAAGCCAGGCTCTTGCTCTTAATTCTTGAGATTAATCCTATTGATGCTCCTTGGTCAAGGATGCAATTCCTAGGTTTCCTTCTCTCTTCACCAGCAAGTTCCAAGAATATTTTCCTAAAGAGAAACAACTCTTGATTGTTCTTCTCAGACCACTTTTCAGGATACTTGTTCCCTAAGACAAATTGGGTATTATGCCTGGATATCTCTTTAAAAGGGCTGTCAATTTTTGTTATGATCATAGGGACTCCAACTTTGTTGAAGTTTAGTACATCTTCATCTGAAATCTCAACCAAATCTGATATCTTATGTTGGAAATTCACATTTATCTCTGATGCTTCTTTCTTTTTCTCTTCTTCGATTGTTGCCATCAAATCATTATACTCCAATTTATAGTCTTTAAGAATGTTCATCAAAGAAGAATTTTCAAAATGGTTTATGTCATTTTCCCAGAGGAATACTTCCATTATAATCAAGATTATTATGATCAGTTTTCCTATGTTTGTTTGTTTTTCAGTTTTCTTTGTCAATTGCTTTGTGGTTTTCTTTCTGCCTATTTTAGTTTTTTATTAAAACATTCTTGTACCTGAAATTAGAACTTATCTTTGATTCCTTGGCAAGATGAGGAACGATAAAGCTCTGAAAGTCTTTTCTTTATGAATTTTTGTTCCTTGCTAAGGAGAAGGCTATATTTTGGTATGCTAATCTTTGTTTCTAATTTCACTAAGATCCTAGGTGACAACAACAATACCAGGTCTTCTCTATATATATGAAAGTAGAACGAATTCGCCATATCTTCAATGCTGTTAGCCAGAACGATTTCAATATCTGATTGTATCGCAACATCTACCAGAGGTTCTGAAGTGTTAATTAATATCATTCCTTTCTTATTGAACGGAGGTTCAAGTTCTTCTAGTGTGAGCAACCAAGAACCCAAAAGAAATCTGCAGCGTTCTCTATAACTCGTCTTATATTTCATCAGCTCAATCAATGCCATAGTGTTCCTGTTTATAAGATCTTGGTTGGTTAAGTTGATCTGTTCCACATTATAGTTATCGAACCTCAATGAACCATTTTCTTCGAACAGGGTTACCATTTTGTTGTTTTGTTGCTCAAATGCTT